CGTCATACATATCAAGAATAGACTCAACACCAAATGACTTACCAACACCTGGAGGGCCACTTACAATCAAACCTCTAACAACACCATTAGCCACAGCATCAGTCATCTGATCAAGAATTGCAAACCTTTCACGGATTCTTGCAATCGCTTCTTCTTCAGTTTCTTTCTTCTTAGGCTTTGCTTCTGGTGAAGCAGTTACTTCGACATTTGCATCACCTTCTAAAGGCTCAACACTTGCCAATGTTGGAACAACAACACGGATAGAAGTTCTTTCTGAACCTAATAATGCTGAAGCATCTACAGTCACAAAATATCCTTTCTTACCTTGTTGAGTTGGTTTGATTAAAGGAAACACTCCTTCGATCGGTTGGTTGCGGTATACACCGTCAGTTATTTTTACAAAGTTTGTCATATTCTAGCCCTCCCACAGGCGTTAAATTAATTAAACAATAAGTGTATTATACAGTAAGTTTGGTATTGTGTCAACCTATTAGTAAACTTAATAACCAAAATACAAATACAATTCCACCTAAGTAGGAAATAGTTTCAGTACCACTTTCACAGTCTGAAAGGCCATTACCAAATGAGTAAAATACCCAAATAATAAAACCTACTGCTAATAATGTTCCCATCTATTTCTCCTTACTATGTGTATATTATACAAAATAAAGGAGGGAAAGTCAAGCGAAAATATACATTATATTTCAATGACTTACGTTAGTCTATGACAATATCTTCCATTCCTGCTGTACGCAAACGTGTGATATGCCCAATTTGCCACTGTTTAGTGTCTAATCCTTTCATAATACCCAAATACTTGTTACGCAATAATGCAAACTGATTACATAAATGGGTAAGATCTATAACACTTTGTTCACCGTCAACATACTTTTCAGCATCTCTACTGCTAAGTTGTCTATTATAAGTTTCAAAGTATTTGCGGAATACTGAACTACGTTCTTTGCGTAATGCAATGTTTAGATGTTCTAGAATTGCTTCGATTTCTTGTAACTGATTGAATCTGTATTCTGTTATGCCTGGTAAGGCAGCACTGGATTTCTCCAGGCTACCTTTGATTCCACATTCAAATCTTGCTTCTAACAGTTCGTTTTCATAGTACTCTATAGCATCAACTATGTTTCCTAAATCTTTAACTACTTTGTTATAGTAAGTACTCATGCTTATCCCCAGTCTTCATAATCTTCGTCATCGTCTTCATCAAGACCAATATCATATTGTTCAATTAGTGCGGTTTGCATTGCCGCATCAAATTCATTGATATGTTCTTCGATTGCACCAATATCAGCATTTTCGTCGAATACTCTGACTACTGCTTCGGCAACTTGAAGACGATCTTTTTTAGGGATATGGGCTTTTATGCCATCCCATAGATCATGTAAAAAAGATATATCAGGATTCATCTATCATTTCCTCAGTGTCGTTATCGAAAGAGTCTGGATCGATATCACCTACGTCCAAATCATCGGCTGTAGGATTTTCGTTCCACTCATCAATAATTACCTGAAGTCTTTCTGCGTTCCACTGTTTTCTGAACTCTTTAATAGACTCTCCAGTTACAGGACTTACATACTCTAGTTTGTTACCAACTTTGGTTACAAGACCTTTTGCTTCAAACATTTCTAGTAATCCACTGTATGGGTCCATTCCTGTTTCATAAGGTATCTTAATTTGCACACCTTCAAAAGGTTTGCTGTATCGTGACTTCATCACTTTACATGCTGCTCTAATACCTTGAACAGTACTGGTTTTGTTACCATCCTCATCTTCTTTGAGTTTTAGTTTTTTCATTGCTACAACAATACTACTTGCATAGATAAAGCCTTGACCTCCAGAAATTTTATCATCTGGGTCAAACATATCCTGCGATGCATAAGTGTGGTTAGTTGCAACTATACCTACTGGGAATGGTGCAATCTGATTAACCATATTACGCACTAATGCAGTCAATGCCTTTGGCTTTCTACCCATATCACCTTTCATGTCACCTTTTTGGAATTGGTCAACATCAGTTGGTGTAAGTAGCATACCTAAACTATCAACAACAAACAACAACTTCGGCATTTCATCATACTCTAAATCGCCATAGTTTGTTTTGTAGTCTTTCATAAAGTCACTCATAGTTTTAGCAACATCATCGATCATGCTAACACTAATACGCAACAATTTTTCAGGTGATGTATCAACATCAAGTGCTTGCAACCATTCTTCATCAAGTGCGTTCTCTGAATCAAACAACACTACTTGACAGCCTTGGTCTTGAGCATTCTTTACAATGTTTCCAGAACAGATAAAACTTTTACCTGATCCTGACTCTCCTGCAAAAACACTAACTTTACCTAGTGGAATACCTTGTTTAAAGTCTCCACTTATTAAGTAGTTTAGTGTGTAGTTTCCTGTACTAATCCAATCCTGTGGATCGTGGAAGCCTGCACTAATGCCCGAAATAGACTTAGTGACAGCCGTCCTGAATTTAGTTAAGTCAAATGGTTTTTGCATGATGTCTCCTTATGATTGACGGTTACGAATCATTGCAAGAATATCATCTGCACTTGCTGCTGACCCTTCTGCTGCAGGTGCCGCTTCAGCCGCTGGTGCTGGAGTTGGTGCAGGAGTAGGTGCTGGTTCCGCTACTGGTGCTGGTGCACTTTCTGCTACAGGTGCTGCCGGAGCCGGAGCCGGTGCTACTGGTGCTGGTTGTGCTGGTGCCACAGTGCTTTGAACTGCTGTGCTAGGTACTTCAACGCCATATGGCTTGTAGAAGTTACCCCATCTTGCTGGATCATAAAGTTCGCCATCTACAGATGCCGCAAACATTTCACTGATTGCTTGATATGCGTCTGCTGAAGGTTGTGCTGGTAAGAAATCTTTTAGATTAAACAAACCATATTGGTCAATTGCTGCCAATTGAGTTTCATCTAAGCCTGATTCTTTACGAGCCCACTTACTAGTGTTGTAATCTGCATACTGTCCTTTTGTAGTTTTACTTACACGGAAGTCAGTACCGTTTACATAATCAGTTGGAATATTTTCCATATCTGGGTCCATCAAAGATGACTTAATGATATTAAAGATCTGTGGTGAAATCACAAATCTACGAATTGGGTTTTCAGGTGCTTGTTCGTTGAGAGGATTCTCAGTTACAAACCCTTGGAAGATATATGAACGCTTCTTCCAATACTTACGACCCATGTCTTCTAATGAAGCGTCTTTAAACCAAGGACGTACTTCAGTTAATACAGGACATGTGTCACCGTACATTTCACCACAAGGTACCTGTACAGTTACAGGCTTGTTCTCACCACCTTTAACTCCTGGGAAAGTCAAACGAATCATTTGTCTTTCTACCCAAAAGAAATCATTGGTAGTATCGCCATCAGGTAAGAAACGAAGTGTTGCACTTGTTCCTTCATCGATGTTCCAGTGTGGGAAAATTGCGTTGTCACTTTGCTGTGACGATTGATTGGAACCTTTTGATTCCATTGCCGCGAGCTTTGCTCGGATTTCTGCTAATGAGGCCATAATGTTTTCTCCTTTGTATGTGCCATGTTTGCCATGTGTGTTACTGCGAAATGCAAGTAACTTGGTTATTATAAATGCCTAGATAAACAAAGTCAACCGTTTCTTAAGAATGTTGACACATTTTTGTTTAACAATGTTATTTAGCAAAAAACCGTCATTAAGTGGGTTTTTTTGGCAATATTACTAAATAAGCATTGTTAATAATCTATCATAAGTAAAACAAATAACACAAAATGGACTTAGACAAACTTAGAGACAGGGCAGAACTATTCACACTGATTTCAATATTTTTAGTTAGTGTAATTGCTTTGACTCCAGCAACATAAAAACCTCCTCCCATAAAAAAACCCGCTTACTGCGGGTTTTTTAGTTCTACTCTGTGCGACGTTATCTCAACGTTTCTTCTTATAAAATAATAAATTTTTCTAAGTAATTCTCGTAATCAGTGCCCATGTCTACACTCTCGTTGTGTTGACTTCTTACTTGATTGGCACTTAATAAGCAACTCTTAATTGCTCCATATTCGAATTGGTTAAGTTGACCGCCTGATGTTATTTTCTTGCTGATGCCTTGTAGGTATGTACTTAGTTGTGGATCTTTTGATGTATAACTAAGTTGATTAACTTGATGCCCTAGTTTTGCTTCTGGTGTAGCGAAGTCGATCATGTCATTTTCTCTTAGAGCATTTTTTAAACCTTCAAAACTTTCGTTTGCTATTGCTTTTGTTATGTAACTTTCAAATGCTTGTTTTCTAATAGATGCATTTTGTAATGTACCCATAACATCTGCAACACGTCTGTCAAAATGTTTAACAGTAAATTTGCTTTCTAAGTCTAGATCGTCTTCTAATATTTCAGCACTTTCTAATTGTGCTAAACTTTCTACTGCTGATTCGTATGTTTTAGTTCCACTTAGTTTGCTAAATGAATTCTTAATTTGGTTAATGTTCTCTTTTGCTAGTGAAACATATTCTTCGTTTTCTTCGTTAACAATTTTTGCTGATTGCACATAACGTACAAACTCACGAAGTTTTTTTAAGTCTGATGCCATTTCAACTATCTTTGTGCCTACTTCGTCAAATACTTCTCCACCTTTTTGTACATGACGAGCCATTGCTCTAGCCATTTGCAAATTATTTTCAGGAAGTTTAAAACGCTCGTCGCCACGTTGTATAAAGATACTGTGTATTTGTCTACTACGTGATCCACGTACCTCTTCGTTTACAGGCTTCTTATGCTTCACTACAATTTTAATATTTTCTAATGTTTGATAACTTGTTTTGCTTGATCCTTCTAATGAACCAAAGCCCTCCATAACGTCTGCCATGTCTTTCTCCGCTTGTCGTGCTATATCTGAACTTTCCCCTTTTGCTTTGATAGTTTTGTTAAATATTTTAAAGTCAAAATCCATTAATGAATCGTGGCTTAGATTCCTTAGCATTTTTCTCACTTTGTGATCTGCTAAATCTTCGCTAGTGTTTAACACTAATGTTTCTGTTGTTGGGTCTAATCTTACCAAAATATTTGGATTGCTGATTACAAATCTAGTAGCCTCAGTTGGATCTACTACTTGCTTTCCTTGTAGATC